AAAACTCTTGGTGTTAAAGGTCTTGATGCTAATGGTACGGTTTACGATGAGAGCGGTAAATGTAGCGGTCTCATCGGTCGTTGGATTCTTACCAATCTCCTTGACGATGCCTCATTTGCTGAATTGGTGGCTTTCTATCCATTACTTGAGCTGCATAACTCGCAGTATTCTCACATCATGTTCTCGGATACCGAAAACGACAGCGAGAACATGACCAATGTAGATGATTCTACGGGCTATGCCTTTGGCACGAAGTTCACCACACCTGCACACTGGCAAATCGTTGACCAACGTAGTAAGACCTATCGTGCGACATACAATAGCCGCACCAATCAAATGCACTTGAAGCGTGTCAGCGATAGCGATTATACGATGTTGGCAGATGGCACCAGCTTCGACCCGACCGACAGCGCCGGCTCTGGCTTCGATATTATGAAGATGGTAACTCCTCACTGGCGTAAGGGTGTCAACGACTACAAGAACCAAGAGAAGCATACCTTCCTCAGCTCTTGTAAGAGTGAGCCGATTTCAACCGCCAACGTCATCAAGCGCAAAACTTTGGCAGACATCCTCGTTCAGTCGCTCTCATCTGTGTACACTGATACCGTTGAAATCGGTGGTGACTACGAACTGACCGCAAATCCCAATATGAACGTCTATGCAATGGACGTAGAGGGCATGAAGCAAGTACGTTGGCCCGGTCTGAACAATGCTCAAGTCGGAGCAGTATTCGTTGATGAAAACGACAAGGTTGTAGGTACATTCAATATGGCTGTTTCTCACACCTTGTTCGACTTCATCCCCGGCGAGTATGTCTATACCGACGTGCCCACAGGAGCGAAGAAACTAATCTTCACGGCACCCACCGGTTTCGATGATCGCGAGGCTATTGCCGTTGACAGTTCCGAAGTTGAAGCCATTGAACCCGATTGGGTTTATGTCGGTGGAGACCTCAACAACAGCCTCGTTCGCGAGCTGTGCGGTGTCTATGGTATGTCTCTTGATTCACTATTGCAAGCTCGTTCAATCAGTGGCGCAACTACTCGCACAGGTGATGGTACATCAACCACCAACTCTGAATGGACGTATGATAGCGATGGCGAACTCACCAATACCACCGTGCCGACATCCACTCTGCACTATACGGCAGCAGACTTGTTGAACCTATGCCGTATGCGCGGTAAAGGTTTCTTCAGCATTGACTACGAGCTGCGCAACGACATTGACAACATCGTGTTGGGCCTCATCGGAGACCGCGATGTGCAAGATAAATGCGGCTATGGTATTGCAAGTAAATACGTAACCGGCGCCAACAGCTTCAACAGCTATGGCAATGTTACTCGCTTGTATAGCGGTAGCAATATCGGTAACATCATCTTCGGCATTCAGAACTACGTTGGCTGTAACTCTGAATGGCAAGATAACCTTGGCGTCAACGTTACGAGCTTCGTGGCCATGCGCGCCAATAGATTCTCCGAAGTATCATCGTTCCCGATTGATGCGAAGTGGCATATCTACAATATGCTCACCAAAACTGAGCGTGTTGTTCAGGGCATCACCGATACCAGCGGCTCGTGTGTTGCGCGTGTTCGTCACGGTCGCTACTGCGACATCATTGCCTCTAAGTGTACTACTGATACGAGCAAGTACAGTTCTAACTACTGCGACGGCCACTGGTACACAGCCTCGCGCAGCCGTGTTGTCCTTCGGTCGGGCAGCAATGCGTACGCGAATGGCGGTTTGGCGTACTCGAACGCGAATTACGCCGGGTCGCACTCGAGTACGAACAACGGCGCGCGGCTGGCCTTCAGGGGCGAGTGCGTGTTCGATGACGAGGACGAAGCAGCGTAAAGCGTAGCGCGAACCAATCGAAAAAGCGTCAGAGGGAGAGCCGACCAACGGGAGGCTGCTCCCTCTCCTTTTTTGGCTGCATTTTCTCGCCGAAGGCGAGCGAATATGTTAAAATAAATGCTTATCTTTGCAGCCATAAAAAGGTAGAGAACTCTATTGCCGTGTTGTCCTTCGGTCGAGCAACAATGCGAACGCGAATGGCGGTTTGGCGTACTCGAACGCGAATAACGCCGGGTCGAACTCGAATACGAACAACGGCGCGCGGCTGACATTAAGGACTAAAAAGTTGGCGGGCAACCGTCACTATTTATATAATCGTCACACTGCAACTATTCACGAGTTGAACGACAGAAAGAGGCGAGGAGTTCGAGCCTCGGCAACCCTATGATTTATCACAGAAAGCCGGAAAATAACTGAGAGCCCTGAAGGCTATAAATTTATGGACATTCGCTATCCGCTCAATAATCTTATCCCGGAGATTATTAGCGATGACAATATGTACTCCGGCTATGATTACGTCATCAGCCATCTTGAAAGTAAAGAACAACGGGCAAAATATGCTCCCGACAAAGAACCGAAAGAGGAGTATGATTTTCGTTGTGCTGAGGACTATGCAATCTATTTAGATAAGCAACGAGCCTTAGCAGAATTGCGAGTGGCCATTATCAACACCCTCAAAGAACAAATCAGCACAGGCACATTTGCAATCACCCTAAATGATGTACGAACAATCCGAGTTAAGGATGGCCCTAAAGAGCGCGAAGTCCAAGCTCCATTTGTCGTTAAGCGCATAGGCTGTCACTGCATCATGGTAATCGTTGAGAAGTACACATATCCAACGCTTATCAATAACACCGGAGCTTCTATCAAGGGTAGAGGAATGCACTGGATGCACCACATAATAGAAGATGATATTCGCACAGTGCCGGAGATGTTCACATTCTTCTATAAGAATGATATTGAGCATTACTTCGATGACATTAATCAACAGCGCATGATAGAGATTATATCATCTCTCATAAGCGACCCGATATTGTTACCGATACTGATTAGCTTCATCACTTTACTGCCGAGTGGATTGTCAAAGGGACTACGCTCCTCGCAATGCTTCGGTAATCTATATATCACCCATGTTCATCACAAGATGTTGGAACTTGTGCCTCGATATTTCTTATCTCATCCCGATGGGAGTGTTGAGGTACGTTATCTCTACTACAACTACTGCGATAATACCGCCATTGCCGGCACAGACAAAAAGCAGCTATGGAAATTGCGAGATGTCTATGTTGAGGAAATGCGCAAGATAGGTCTAACAGTCCATGAAGAGGAGATGCGCCCATTGTCGGATGGTTTGAATATGGTAGGTTTTATTCACTTCGAAAATCATTCTCTACTACGCAAAAGGATTAAACAAAATGCGGCGAGAAAATTAGCCAAGGTTAAATCGCGCCGACGCCGACAAGAAGTTATCGGCTCATTTAAAGGCATGGCAGTACATGCAGATTGCAAAAATTTATATTTCAAACTTACACATCATCATATGAAAAAGTTTTCGGAAATGGGTGTCACCTACACCCCTGCCGATGGCAAGAAACGTTTCCCCGGCAAAGTTATGCGCCTGAGCGCTCTCCAAAACAAAGAACTCGAAATCCATGATTACGAAAGCGGCATGAACACCTCTCATGGCGAAGACCGCTACCTTGTCTCGTTCCGCGATGCCAGAACCGGCGAATGGGGCAAGTTCTTTACCAAATCAGCGACATCGAAGATGGATTTCCATTTCAATGTACCATAGAAAGCGAGGTATTTGACGGAAACAAAGTAAAATACAAGTTTACCTGACTTTCGGTTTTTCAGCGATTTTGCGCAACTTGCCGTTCTTTGTAGTATATTTACGGCGTTAATTCAATAACGCTATGAACAAGATATACGGAGCAACAGAGCGACAAGATGGCTTATACCTCATTGGGCGCAACAAATGGGAGCTAATCTATGGTTTCGGCAAAGACGATGACTCTGCTGAGACCGGCTATAACTATCGTCAGAGGTTCACACGCAAACCCACAGTTGACGAAATCAAATCCTTGATAGTAGCCACTATCAACGCTGACACCGAAGAGAAGATTGTCAGTGGATTCGTCTGGGATGGCAAACCTGTATGGTTGTCCTCTGAAAACCAATTCAACTACAAGAGCGCGTATGACCTTGCCGTGCAGACAAGCGGCAGCATATTGCCCGTAACTTTCAAGTTCGGTACTGATGACAATGTTCAGTACCACACATTCAACACACTCGACGAACTGACATCCTTCTATACTGCTTGCTTCGGCTACGTTTCGCAGTGCCTCGCCAATGGTTGGGCTGAGAAGGATGCACTTGACAACGACATGACTGCTTTCACAAGGGAGCTGTAGCTTACGACATAGCTTTTAAGGGAGGAATGGCACCGGGAGTGATTCTTGGTGTCATTTCGTTTTTTATCTATATCGCAATATATCAGCTATTTAATTAAAATCCAACTTTTGGAAAAATCGCTGATTTGGGTATCGCTTTCATAAGAACTTTACTTTTGGGGAAAAGTAGAACTCGACATGAAAGTAGCAAGCGACAAAATCAAACACTTAGTAGTCTGCGTGATAGTAGGATTTATGGCATCAGCACTTGAAGCTGCTTATGGTGCCAACTACACACAATCATTCTTCGCCGGATATATGGCTGGCATCGCCATTGGTGTAGGCAAGGAGTATGGAGACAAATGCAATCCTTATAACAAGTGGGATTGGCAGGATATAGGAGCAGACGCACTCGGTTCAATTGTTGGTGCTGCTGTCGGGGCATTGGTTTCGCTTATTCACTAATTCCTTTTCAATTATGACATCAACATTATCCGAATTAATGCGTTGGCTGCTCACACTATTTGGGGCTATTCTTGCGATGCTTGAGCCAACATTTCCGTTCTTGGCAATCTGCACGTTCATGATTTTGGCTGACTGCTACACCGCATGGTCGCTTTCGAGGCGAGCAGCTAAAGCACATCCCGACAAGGTCAGTACCGACGGAAAGAAATTCAAATCACATCACTTCGGCTTGGTGATAGGTACTATTGCGAAATCCTACGCGCTGATTGTGATGGCTTACTTCATTCAGGTGCATATCACCGACGGCTTGCCTGTTGACTTGACTAAGGTAGCAGCCGGTGCGATATGCTTTTGGCAATTATGGAGCATCCTCGAAAACGAGAGCTCTTGCAACGGCGCAAAGTGGGCGAAAATAATGCAAAAGATACTCGTTGACAAGACCTCTCGACATGTTGACATAGACCTGAGCGATTTACAGAGCGAAAGCAAGGAGGCTGATTGATATGGCGAAGCTCGAAAATCTCATACCATTCATCCTGTATTTTGAGGCTGGCGGTGCTGATAGCTGCAAAGTCTATAAGACCAGCGCCGGCAAAAAGGTGCTCGTAGGCTACGACCCGAGCAAAGCAACTCTTGAACAGCAGTTCAACGAGTGCAAAAAGAAAGGTCTTGCCAACGACCCCGATGACAAGGGCGGCTTGACGATGTGCGGTGTGACATTCTCCACCTATGCCACATACTGCAACAAGGTAGGCAAAACAGCGAAAGAGAGCGGGCTGAAAGCGCTGAAATACGCTGAGTGGTACGACATACTCCACACTCTGTTTTGGAAGCGCTGGAAAGCCGACAGCATCGAAAACCAAGCACTTGCCAACATCCTTGTTGATTGGGTATGGGCGAGTGGCATTACAGGCATCAAGCGACCGCAGCGCATCCTCGGAGTTACCGCCGACGGCATCGTTGGCCCAAAGACCATTGCTGCTGTCAATGCAGCTGATGCCACGGCACTGTTCAACAGCCTACACGCTGACCGACTGAAGCACTTCGATGAGATTGTAGCGAAATCTGCATCTCAGGCGAAGTTCCTCAAAGGGTGGAAACGCAGAGTAAACGCGATTACAATTGACGGATTCAAATACGTATAAAACCATGGCACTAAAATCCCATTTTTGGCAAAAGACCTTCAGGCGTGTGTGTATCATCCTCGCCTGTCTTGCTGTCGGATTGGCTCTCGGCTACCACAACGGGCGCAAGTCTGTAACAGCCGAGAACCGAACAGTCACAGACACTATCACCTATGTTGATACGGTCAAGTATTTCAAGCCTATCCCTAAAGAGGTGCGCATTGCGCGTTACGAGACGGCAAAATTGCCGACTGCGACCGCTGGTAGGGAAGTTTACTTCTCGACCAATAATGATACGATACAAGCATCCGATAGTGTTTCTGTCATCGTTCCGATAAACCAGTCAGTGTATCAAGATAGCACATACACTGCGTGGATCAGCGGATACCATGCGCAACTTGACAGCATATATGTGATGAGTCAACGCGATGTGATAACGATTAAAGAATACCGACCTCCCAACCGATGGCACGTTGGGGTGGCTGCAGGTTACGGATATACTCCAAGGGGATTTCAGCCTTGGATTGGTATTGGGTTAACTTATTCCATCCTGAGCTTTTAGTTTTCCAGTTTTTCTCATGGTAAGCTTTAAGGTTAAGTTTATGATTAAGGCCTCGTAGTGATTACGAAGCCTTTTTTATTTTCGAGTGAACTAAACGCAAAGTCGTTAGTAACAGTACATGGAGCACCGGTGATGAAGCCAGTGATGATGTGTGGTGCTCTAAGGGTGTCGTGAGATACCCTTTTTTATTTTGCCATGCCGTAGTGCAAGTGGTAGCGGTCAAGCATCGTGTCAATCTCGGCAACGGAAACCACTCCGAGACGGCGCATCTGCTTCACCTCATCACGGCTATGCTTCAACAAATCTCCCAATGTTCTGACGCCTGAGCGCTCAAGCGAGCATAGTGTACGGATGTTGAGGTCAAAGCTGATTAGGCTCTGCGCAAAAAGTTTCTGGAGATGATATTTCATCTCGTTGTACTTCTCATCGAAGTAATCGTGGCTGTTGGATGTCGGTTCTACTATCATAAGAGAGGGGTATTAAAAAAGCGAGGGGAACCACCCCCTCGCAAAGTCAAACCAATAAAAGTTTCAATATGGTGGTTGACAACTGTTATTGATAGCACAAAGATAGGGAATTATTTTAAAATTTCCCCAACTTTCCCAATTTTTTCTCTATTTCAAGTTGTCAAGCACCTTACGCACGGCTTTTGTTGCCATGTCAGGAGTGACACTGATATAGCTGTAAAGGCTCGTACCGCCTCTGTCAACTCTATGTCCGAGGATGAAGTCAATTATGCTCGTTGATATTTCGAGCGTGAAAGCGTGTTGACTGAACGATTTGCGGGCGGAGTAGAAGATGAGGTTCTTGATACCTGTAACTTCCGCAATCCTCTGGGTGTTACGGATAAGGAAGTCATGGTAACACGTTCTGCGCTGCGACGCGGTGCCGGCAATGTAGCCGTCATCGCCCTTGTACTTGTTGATGATAGCCTTTGCCTCATCGGGAATTTTGAACTCCACAAACTTGTTGAGCTTCGGGCGGTTCTTGGTCTTTTCCCGGACGTAGTGGATAGTGTCGGTCTGCTCGTTGAAGTTGATAGCAAGCAAGTCGATCATGTTTATACCACCGAGGTAGTACGAGAGCATGAAGAAGTCGCGACACTTCTGCATACACCTGTTGTCTGTCTTGAGGTCGCGTATCTGCCGTACCTCATCCACGCTCAGCCATGAGTCACGAGCTTCCATTTTCGGGAGGTCGTAGCCAAAAAACGGGTTGACGCGCCACTGTACATATCCGCAACGCGATGCGTAGTTGGTCAAGACCATGAAGAACACGAGGTAGTTGCGTACAGTCGTGGTCTTCATCTTGCGAGAGCGGAGATACTTGTCAAGACCGAGAATGGTGGCATGGTTGACATTCTCCATAAGAAGGTTGCTGTTGATGTAGCCTGAGAGCGCGTTCCATATCACCATGTACGATTTGAGCGTGCCCGGCTTGATGTGCGCGTTATTGATGTACTCCTCGTAGATAGATTGGCAAGTGCGATGCTTGTACTGGTTGGCGTTCTTAATCTGATACACCAGCTCAGCACAAGTCAAGCCATTGGTGTAGGCTAACTCGTCGATAGCCTGTTGATACTTTTGCATCTCTGAGCGGAGCAGCGTATTCTTCATCGCTGCGTCAGGACGCTTTACGATTTGACCGTTCTTGAACTCCTTAGAAGAGTCAATGATGATTGATGTGACGATGTAGCGAGTTTCTCCATTGTGTGCTACTGAAATTCTAACCTTGTGCTTGCCACCTTTAAGAGCCTTGGCAGGCACGATAACTGCGTTCAAAGTTGCCATAATTTTCGACAATAATTCGGAAATGTTTTAAGGGGTTTTGGTCAATATTCCGATTGTCGGATACCGTCATATATGACCGAAATTTAAACTTGTTACTAACAAATCCTATTGAAGTTCAGTTATTTCAGGTTTTTAAGGCCTATTTTGCCACATATTTATAAAAAAAAACAAAAACTAGCAAAAAAAGCAGTACCTTTGCAGCGAATTAACCTACATTCATAACTACAAATTTCATATTTTATGAAAAAACTTATTTTACTTTCAATGCTACTAATTGCGACAATTAGTGCAAATGCCCAACTCTATGTTGGCGG